GAAAGGCCACTCGTCGATGTCGGTGACCGCACCCGAACTGAACCCGGAGACAGCGTTGGGCGGGACGAAAGTGTTAGCCCAAGTGAACGCCACGAGCTACACCCCCAGTCCAACCCGGTTTAGGCTCCGAGAATGTCGATGTTCCAGGTGACCTCAAGAGAATCGCCGGCCTGCTTATCGATCGTCGCCCCAAACACATACCTCGCGACAGTGACACCAGCCGAACCAGCATCATCCGCAAGCGAAGTCTGATTCGTCAACACCACCTCAGCGATCGCCGCGTTCGTCACATCACCCGCAACCCACGTACAAACATAAGTGGTACGCCACCCAGCACCCGCCCCTTTGGTCGCCTCACCCGCGGGAGCGTCGAGCGCCTCCTGCGAACCGGAAATGTACGCGACGAGCGTCGAACCGGCACCGTTCTTCGCGGCGGCGGTAGCACCCGTACCCAGTTTCATCCCGGTCACAATGTTGATGCCGTCGTCGATCGTCCGGGTGGCAATGAAATCGTCGCCGTAGTCGGTGACAAGGTTCTCGCCCACCTCGCGGAACTTGATGTTGCCGTCCTCGCCGCGTAACACCACTGTTACGTTCGCGCGGGATGCCACCTTCGAATACGGAGTCCGACCCCAACCCTTCGACAGGGCCCGGCCAACAACCGCCGACACCGTGTCGGTGAGACTCATTTTTTCGTTACTCATTTTTTGTCTCCTGGTGCTTTGGCCGCGGGCTTCTTGGCTGGAGCCTTGGCCGCGGGTTTCGGTTTCGCGGCTTTGGTGGGTTTGGATTTTGAGGGCGGGGAGGGCTGAGCCGGAGTTTCCGGCTCAGCGAGTTCGGCGGGAACCCATCGCCCCTCACGGATGACATGCCCACCGACAACTCTCTCCTCGCTCATGGCTACGTCCTCACCGCGGCGACAGTCACCGAAGTGACCGCGCTGTAAGTGACAGCGAGAGGCCTACCTGGGTAGACCCCCCGGTTCGCTGGGAGTGCATGGATTTCGCCGTCCGGGACCGTGTAGGCACGGCCGCCGATGGTGACGGTGCGGGCGGCGGCGCCGGCGTTGTTCACCAGGACGAAAACCCCATCCAGTTCGTGGTTACCGGCGACGGTCCCGGCGAGGACAGTGTCCCCGCCGGCGTTGGCCGCCACGAATGCGATGTCGGTGTTGACTTCGCTGATCGCTATCGCTGCCATTTTTATGCACCGTCCTGCTTGATGATTCCCGTCGGGCGGAGCACCTTGGTGGCGAAGTAACCAAACAACGCCATTTCGATGATCTCCGGGCCCTGCTTCTCCTCGAACCGGAACGTGAGAGTCGGGGACTCCCAAACGTACGCGTCGGCACGGTTGACAATGAAGACCTCCGAATTGCCGGCGCCTCCAGTCATCGCCCACGCCTTCGAGAACGCGACACCATCGATCGGCCAGACACCCTGACCTGCGTTGGCTTGCCCGAACGCGTTCTGTGGGCCGACCGCTGGGATCAGCGGCCGTTCGGACAGGTCCACGCTGCCAGCGATCGCAGCCGACGCGGCCTTGCTGACTGCCCCACCTGTGGGGAACGCGAACCGGGTGAACGCGTACTCGTCGAGTTCGTCGCGGAGGTCCTGGACCGCTGTTGCAGCAGCGAAGTTGTCGCCGGCTGTGGCGGCGGCGTCCAGTTCGGTGTACACCTTGGCTTCGGTTTTCCGGGCGTAGTCCTCCCGCAACGCGGCAAGAACGATCCCATCGACACCGGGGCTCGACGAATCGATGATCTCCCTAGTGATCGGAAGCTTCCCGGAGACAGCAACCGGCGAAACGGTCGCCGACCCCAACGTCATAGTCCCCTCAGTCGGAGGCGAACCCTCGGTGTGGTCAGCTACCAATGCCACGGTGATCGCCCCGAACTTCGGCACCACGAACGGTGTCGCATCCGAAAGGGTCCCCCGCGACAGCAGGTCAGCCAGCGGCCGGTTCTGCGCCAGGATCGGCACGAACAGGTCAGGCCGGTAACCAGGAGGGATCACCGCCGACGCCGACGTAGTGTCAACATCAGCGAACACCGGCCGGCCAACCTCATCGAAAATGGGGGTGTTCTGCGGGTTAGCGAAGTTCAACCGGTCCGCGGCGACCTTGGCAGTGTGATGCTGCTGCTGCTGGAACTGGCGGTACCGTTCCGCCGCTTGGGCGTCGTGTTCCTTGGTGGCGTACCACACGTCCCGCAGGAGCGAGAACCCGCTCCCAGTGAACCGGTAGATCGGCTCCTCGGTCACTTGGATCCACCGGGATGCGTTCACGGTACCCCTGGCGGAGTCCTGACCATCGAACATGGTCTCGAAGGCTGCAGCCACAGACTTGCCGATCGACTCGCCGAGCTCCTTGGTGAGTTCGGCGTGGGTTTCGGCCATCTGACCAGCCAACTCTTTCATAGAGAAAGCGGGCTGATCTTCCTTTTTGTCGTCCGGCTCTTCGACGGATTCGATGGCATTCTTCTGTTCACTCATTTCAATTGCTCCTTGTTGTTCTTGCAGATTGACGACAGACACTCGGGCATCATCAAAAGCCGGGGCCGGTACTAGGGCGACCATTGACAGTCGGGCGCGGGTAACAACACGCACCCCACGATCATCCGGGTCGGTATGCCATGCGTCTTCGTCTTCAAAAATTGGCTCAATGGAAAACCCATCGAGCACTCCGTCCTCAGCGGACATCAGCGTTTTGTCGCCCTCTGGCCCGCGGGCGATAGAAAAGGTGCCAAACAACCCCTCTGGCTTGTCGTCAAGCCGAGCGGCCCGCCCTACGGCTTGCATCCGGTCGTGGTTTAGATTCAACTTCACCCGGCCAATATCCGAGGTTCGCAGAGACCCCCGAGCGAACCGCCACCTCGCCTGGCCTCGAGAGTCCTTCGCCACCTGATTCCACGGGATTATCAGCCCCGAAATGGTGCGCTTCTCCTGGTTGACCCGGAACTCGAGGTCCCCTGTATCGAATGTGATTTGTGGATCACTCATTGACTGGCTCCATTGGTTGATGGCTCGAATCCGGGTGGAAGGTTGGCTCCAGCGCGGTTAGCGATAGATCGGGCCTCCGCGGCGGTGAGGACGACTCCGACACCGAGATATATCTTCTGGATCAGGCCTGCAAGCTCGACCGGCGACGACATGTTCTGATCGGAGTTCGCGTCGAGCGGCGGACGGTCCTCGAGGTCCCGGGCCTCGTCGAGGGTGGTGACACCAGTCGTAATACCGATCTGGTGGGTTTCCATCCGGGTTTTGGTGTCCGACCGGAGGAAAGCGTCGAAGTTGACTTTCGACCAGTACCCGCCGGGGAGGATGTCCCGCATCGATAAACGTTGCTCCACCGCCACCACGTACGCGCGGAGGGTGAAGTCGAGGAGGTCCATGCGCCGCTGCTCAGCGTTCTGGTAGGTGCGGCTGGTGGTCGACACGCCAAGATCCTCAGGGTCGACCCCTGCAGCCCGGGCGATCTCGAGGACAGCATGCTGACGTTGATCGGCCAACTGGATTTGTTCGGCGTCGAACTGCAAAGTGTGCGCCACCAGCGCCTTGCTGACATAACCCCACGCTTTTGTTTTGCGGGACTGTTGCCACTTGTCGAGGATGTCCTGGATCTCTGGCTCGGTGGGATCTTCGGCGTCGTCGTGAGTAGCGAAGTAGCCGAGCGGCATCGGGCTGTCGGCGTACAGCGAAGCGGTCGAATCCAAAAGAAGACATGTCCGTATCGCCCGGGCAGCATGGACCAACAACGGAGGGTTAGGGGAATCGAACCGGATCACCTCATGGTCAGGAACGGGGAGACCATCGATGTAAACCCGCCCCCCAGAAACAGCGACACGACTCACCGGAACATGAGTTGCGTTAATCGGGAAGCTCCTAAACCCGAACGCCGTCACCCTCCACCAAGACACACTCTCAAACAACAGGTCCTCGTAAGTCTGAGCGAAAGTCACCACATCAGGCACATCCGGGTCGATCTGGTCCAAAAACCCGGTCGGATCCGAAATCTCCCTCCGCTCATTCCGAACATGAATCGGCAGCGTGGCCAAAGTCCCCGCGATCAGGTTCCGAGACCTGAGAACCGCCGGCACCTCAAGAGCCGACTTCCGTGAAATCCGGCCGCCCCCAAACCCGCCGATCCGATCACCCTTAACAATTTCTGGCGGAACGACAATCTCGAACTTCGGGTCGTGCCCATTGGACTCAGATAGGGACTGACCCGGTACGAACAGGTCCCGAAAAAAGCTCATCTATGAAACCTTTCCGACAAGGACAAAAGGTTTGAGCGGCCGTTTACCCACCTGTGTCGCCTGGTGGACCGCGAACCCCATAGCAATCAACGCCCGCGAATCAGACGACTTCAACAACCGCCACCCCCGTTCGGTCTCCTTAGTCACCGCCCGGCCCACCTGAGAGGCCAACACCTCATCCCCATCATGGGCAAGATCCCCCTGACAGATCAGCCGATGCAACGTCTGAGAAACAATCGACAACCGTTCAGGCGAATGCGGAACCTCAACCATCGGCAACCCGCGGGCCTCCAACAGTTCAGCAGAACGTTGGAACTCGACCCGGTCGAACAAAACCTCAACCAGGTCGTAACTGTCAGCCAGCGAAACCAACCAATCCTCGAGAACCTCCAACCCAACGTCACCCTCCCAGATGAACGACTTGACCGCCGCGGCCTCTTCAACCCGCGGAGCCGCAAGAACAATCGCAGGGTTAGTCCCAGCCGACACCGCCGCCCAAACCCGTTCACCCTCCTGCACCCGACCAAGATCCACCTCGAGGCCAGCCCAAACACCAGCCTCCAACCACGGTTCCTCAGCACCCGTCCAAACACCACAAGCGAAACGAGCCCACCTGCCCGGAGTCATCGAAGGGGAAGTCTTACGCCGAACGAGCTTCTCTACCGTCTGCCACGAAGCAGGGTTCGCCTCCTTCACCAGTTTGAGGTCATCGCGGTCGTCCTCATCCCGCAACGACCATTCATGAAGAACGAACCCCTCCGCGGCAGCATGGGAGTAAGCACCCCTACGCCTGAAGGACTCCAACTTCTGCGCGGCGGCCCGGAGCTCCCCCAAAGCCGACTCCCCTGACAGCCCCGCAGTAGACATCGTCACCATCCGCCCATCACGCCCATCAAGCCCATCCCGGAAAACACCGTAAAGATCCCCATTCGGGTGACGGTGCAACTCGTCGACCAAAGCCAAAGTCGGAATCACCCCGTCAGCCGTCCCAGCGTCAGCAGCAAGAACCCGGATCCTCGCCGAAGGGTTCGCGGCAAGCCGAATATGCCGGTAACCGCCCTTAACGTCGAACCGGGTCGAAATACCCGCCGACCGATCCACCATCTTCGCCGCCTGATTAAACAGAATGGTCGCCTGATCCCTCGAACTCGCCCCGATCACAACCTCAGCGTCCGGCCAATTCTCCAAGTGGTAAAGCGCCAACGCCGAAAACAAAGTCGACTTCCCGTTCTTCTTCGGGATGACCACAACCTCCTCAACCACCCCCGCAAAATGGTCCCGCAAAATCCGCCTCTGAAAAGGCTCCAAACGCAACGGCGAACCATCCTCGATCCGAAGCTCCAAACAAAACCGCTCAAACCCAGCCAACGAATAAGACCGCCGAACTTTTTTTCCCGGAACCCACTGAGAGCTCTCTTTGCTCATGGCTCGGGGGAAAAACGACCCCCCCTTCCGCGGGCGAGTCGTGCTCCGTCTGCTCTGTTGCAGTTGCGGTGTTCGGGTTGGCCGTTGGTGGGGTCGTAGCTTCCGCCCGCGCTTAGGGCGATGATGTGGCCGGCGTCGGGGAGGTCCCATATGGGGAGTCCGCATTTACCGCAAGGATCTCCTGGGCGAAAGTTCTTGAGAACGGCTTTACGGAAGGTGGTTTGCCTGGCGTCGTGGCGTCGTGGGCTTTGGCTTCTGCCACCACAGGCGCGGTGGCGGGACTGTCGACCGTGGGTTGGTTTGCCGCATTTGATGCAGAGGCGTGGGGGCATGGGGGGTCACCTCGCAGCGGGG